TCCCTCAGCGGCTCAACTCTACGCGGAAGCAGAGATCGAAGCAGAGAGCAGCGACGATGAATAAGGCTGAATCGAGTTGGTTACCTTGGATCATCGCCGCAGGTGCGATCTACTTTGCATTCCAGCGACCTACTAACGTCGATCCGAAGCCGAAGGATATCAAGGGCGTTGTAGCATCGACGCTTCCCAATATCCGAGCGGCATACCGAGCGGCATTCTTGGAGGCGGCTAGCAAGATCGAGCGGCGAGAGATTGTGAATCAGGAGCAGTGGACGCAGTTTATCGCTCAGAACGCCGGTGCGAAACAACGCGAAGCCTTGGATAAAGTTTACAACGCAATCGATGAACTGAAACTACCGGCGAGTTTCGAGGGTAAAGAGTCCGAGATTGCGAAGTTGAATCGTGACATAGCGGGAGCGTGGTAGATGGAGTTTTTTACCGGCTACGATCCAACGTTAGAACGACGCGACGAGTTGCAAAGTACGGCAACTCCGGTCGGCTTTACGGTGCGAGATTACGAAGCACCTGACGAGATGGATTTTCGCAAGTACGTGAGGCACGACAAACAAGGCAACATGGGTTCGTGTGGTGGCTTTGGGAACACGAACGGCGGAGAATGCCTTTGGGGACTTGCTCACGGCGGATGGAGCAATGCAAGGCAGTTCTCGGCGTTGTTTTCGTACTTGGAGGCGCAGCGGCTAGATGGATTACTCGGACGCGATGCTGGATCGACCATCAGTAGCGGCTTGAAGATCAGCAAGGAACTCGGATATCTGCTTGAGTCTGAATTACCGTACCAAACGCCGTATCCGGGAAACGCACGCACGTTAATCACAAACGACATGCGAAGCAAAGCGGGAGAGATGAAGATTCGATCCCATGCGTGGCTTGAGAATTACGACGGCATGAAAAACTACATGGCATCGCAGGCTGGAGTCTGCTTCGCCGGAACACCCTGGAACGATTCCTTCTACGGTCGAAACGGCGTTGTCGAGTCGGTGAACTTTACGCGTTTCGATGGAGGCCATGCGTATCTATTTGCAGGCTACTCTAAACGCAAAGACAGTAAGGGCCGTAACTACATCTGGCGATTGAACAGCCATAACGATTCGTGGACTGAGATTGCACCTTCGGTTATCGATGCACTTTGCAAGCATCAGTACACGTCGATTGTTGGCATTAGTGATTTGAGCCTACCGGGGCCGCGTAGCGTATCGTGGTTACAGTCGAGGCCGCTAGGATGAACAAGCAAGGAGGTTTGATTGTGGTGCTATTGTTTTTTGCGTTGTTGTTTTGGTCACAAAGTCCGCCGGTAGTCGATCCGACGCAATGCGATATTGCACCGACTTCGAGTGAGTTGATAAGCCAGTTAGAGCAAGCCACGAAGACGCTGATTGAGCCTGAGATTGCAATCGATCCAGCTCCATCACCAAGCGACAAGCCGAAGGTAGCAAAGCGTGAGATTGTCATATTCTCAGCGGACTGGTGCGAGCCTTGCCAACGATGGAAGCGGTGTGAACAATGCAAGTTTGAGCAAGCCGGTTATACTTTTGCCTACGGCAATCCAGATGATGTATCAAGGTTGCCTCACTTCATCGTTACTGATGGCGATAAGACGGTTGAAATTAGCGGCTATATGACCCTCGATAGACTCAATGCGGAGTTGGCGAAATGACACAAGAAAGCCTCATTTATATCATTGGCTCAGGCATTGTTGGCGTGCAATCTACAGCGATAGCCATCCTGTTTCGCTTCTTCGTTGAGGAAAAGAAAACAACACGGGCAGACCTCCAAGAATGCCGAAGCGACCGCGAAAGACTTTGGGCTAAAATTGAAACGCTCCAAACGGAAATCGGCAAATTATTGAGGGGTGCATAATGCGAGTAAGCGACCTGATTGAACAGATTGACGATTGGCAGACTAGGACAATCGATGAAGTGTGGGCGGAACTGAATGAACTTGCTTGGCAATACCTTGACAGCGACAACTACACATGGGGCGGCGTTGCAGACGTGCTAGGCAATGATGGCACCGAAGCACTGCGGGCAGCACTTGAAAACAACGGCTCGAAGTGGGCGGTTTACGCTCTTGGTGGGCAACCTGGATTGCAATTGACGCGACCGGAAATTCAAGAGACGCTCTACCTGTTTGAAGCGGCTGGCTTGGTGCCCAATGCGTCGAAACTGGCAAAGCATGTCAAGCGAGTTGTGAGCCTACTTGAGTTGCACAATCTCGCTCCCAATAAAAGCCTCGTTGCAACTGTCCTGAGCGGGATGCAACTTGGAGCGATCAAGCGTGAAAAGAAGATGATTGCGTCGACGCGATACAATGCCTATTGTGCCGCAATGGAAGCGTGGGACGGAAGCCCTGATACGGAGCCTACCCTGTGACAATTGCCCTACAAGGAAGCGACACAGCAAACGCGACAACAATAACAATGCCAAGTCACGCAGCAGGTGACCTGTTGTTGTTTTTTGCATACCGCGACAATTCCGCGACAGTGCCAACAATTCCTAGCGGATGGATAACGCGAGTTAGTTTGTCGCAGTCGCTAGGTTCGCTGGCGATTGCGTACAAGCACGCACAAAGCAACGCAGAGACTAGCGGCACATGGACAAACGCAACGCAAATCTTTGCGTCAGTTTGGCGAGGCGATCCGAATACGCTGATTTTCCCCAACTACCTTAGCACTAACAACGCAAACAGTACGACGATCAACTACACGGCGCAAACGGCTAATACATTTCAAACGGGCGCGAGCGATCAAGCTCTTGTTGGCTGGGTTGCAAATCGAAACTCGGCGAATACGTTATCGAGTCCGAGCGGTATGACATTGGCACAATCCGCGACGGATGGTTCGGCATGGCAAACGAGGCTTGACTATCAACTAAGCCGGACGACCATCTGGCCGTCAACTAACGTGACAGTCACCAACTCGGCGGCATGGCGGACCTTTGTTTTGTCACTTGTCGAATCGGCGGTGTACGGCGTAAGTGGTGGCGGTGGCGGATTGATGCTACCAAACGCATTTAGCGGAGGATACGACGGATAATGAGCAAGCGAAAAACTGGCGGATCAACGAGCGTATCACTACCCATCTTTGTCAGAGACACAACAAGCACAACCGGCGCAGGTCTTGCGGGTGTAACTCACGCATCAAGCGGTCTTGTGTTTGAGTACAGAAGGGCTGGTCAATCGTCTTGGACTTCGGTGACTCCAGTAAGCAAGACTCTCGGCACATATACCAGCGGCGGCATAGTCGCGGATGGTTCGCTGGATGGAGCCTACGAGATTGATCCGCCAAATGCGGCGGTTGCGTCTGGCGTTCCATTTGTGGTGATCAGGATTCGTGGCGTTGCTAATATGCTTCCGGTCCTTATCGAGTACGAAATCGATGCGGTAAACTATCAGGACGCTGACGGGTTCGGCCTATCGCGTATAGATGCGGCGGTATCAAGTCGAATGGCAACATACACGCAGCCAACTGGATTTCTTGCGGCTACATTCCCTGCAACGGTCGCATCGACCACGAACATAACAGCGGCAAGTGGCGTAACACTAGCGGCATCTCAGCCCGGCGTGACGATACCTACGGTCACAAGCGTGACTAACGGAGTGACGGTATCAACCAATAACGACAAGAGCGGCTACAGCCTAACGCAGTCGTTCCCTAGCAACTTTGCATCGTTGAGCATCGACGGAAGCGGTCGAGTGTTGCTACAGCCAACGCAGACGGGCGTTACGATACCAAACGTCACGACGGTGGACGTTGTCAGCGAACTTGGTTCGGATGCACTTAATGCAAACGATCTTATTACCGATATCGGCGTTGTTGTTTGGCAGCAACTCACGACTGCAACTTGGCCCACCGATTCCTTCGGCAAGCAAGTGTTGATAGGATCGTCAACGCAGCGATCAGTTGCGGTAACGGGTAGCCATCATGTTGCATCCGTGCTTCACGATGCCGAGCCTAATTCGATACCTGAGGATGCCTTCGTTACGGGTGCGTTGTCGGCTAGGGCATTGGCAGCGGATGCGGCAACAGAGATCGCAACGGAGGTTGGTACGTTGCAGGTTCTTACGCGATTGGACTCGATGATCGAGAGCGATGGATCCGGGCAATTTAGGTTTGACGTTATTGCTCTTGAAAATGCTCCGAGCGGTGGCGGTGGCGGTGGCGGCGGAACTGACTGGACATCGAGCGAACGGTCGGCTATTCGGAGCATCCTTGGATTCAATTCGAGTGGCGTTATCTCATTGCCAAGCGAAGGCGTTCTGGATGCGATCAAAGACAAGACCGACCTGATCACATCAGGCACGGTTTACACGGCTCTACCAGTCACGTCAAGCGGCCAGATTACTAGCCCGTTGGTTATCGGTGACGACTACCTAGCGGCTAACGGCAGAGCCTTTAGTTGGACAGTGGCCTTGCCTACCGGATTTGTTGCGGCTACGGCGTCTTGTCGGTTTGGTATGCGATTCGAGGATGAGCAGGGCGTCAATTCCTTCATCGCTACAGGCACGGTAACGGATGCCGGAAGCGGTAACGTGACACTATCGTTCGATGTTGCTAAGACGGTCACAGGCGATCTAAGACCTGGTTGGTATGATTGGTCAGTCGAGATTGTTTCAGCATCAGGCGTTGAGGTTACGAGGGTTAAAAGCGGTAAGAATGCCGAGTGGCAGGAGAAGCAGACATGATAAAAAAACCGGCCCCCCATACTCAAGGTACTCCCAAAGTGTCTCAAAATGGTACACGCAGACCTTTTGCACAGAAAAACAACAGAAAGTTAGTCCGTTAGTCGGTTAGTCGCATCGCACTTGGGGTAGGGGGCGAAGTGTTCACAATCGAATCACGACGCGATATCGGGATGGTTAACCAAGCACTTAAGAAAAACTGGGACGTAGACAAGGATAAAATCAAGGCGGCTTTGATGGCATGCTTGACGGATCCAGAGTTGGCGGTCGAGGCGGCGAAAGTGCTTTTAGCAGCGGACGCAATCGACCAGAAGCGAGAAGAAGCACGAGCCAAAAAAGAAGCGAAGGACAATGAACTTAGACTCAGACTTCTTGCAGTCGCTCAGTCTGTACCAGTTGCAGAGCTTGCTCGCATTGCATCCGAAAACGGCATCGTCAGCGGATCCGATCAAGGGTGATGAGCGAATGCGTCAGCGTGAGTTGATGCGGAAGAAGCGAGCAGCAGAACGTGACCTAATCATCCCACCTCCGGCCGATCCTTCGCGTCGTCTTCGATGCGAGGCTGATTGCTCTTTATGGCTGTCAACATACTTCTCCGATAAGTTCTTTGAGGCGTGGACGGAGGATCGTCTAGCGATGGTTAAGTCGATCATCGATGCGGCTTGCTACGGAGGCGACCAAGCAATAGCAGGGCCTAGAGGCGAGGGAAAAACTACGCTTGCCATTCTTACCGCGTTGTTCCTGATGGTTCGCGGCTTGTCTCATTTCCCAGTTGTCATCGGTAAGAATGCTGACAAGGCAAAGAAGGAAGTCCGTGACGTCGTCGAGCAACTCCAACAGAACGAAGTCTTCATCGCAGACTATCCAGAGATCGGCATTCCGTTTCAAGCGGTCGGAGCGTGGTCAAGTCGTGGAAGGATGCAGACCGTTGGCGGACGATCAACCAACATCGTCATCGGCCCTGAGTTCTTTGTTTTCCCGTCAATCGATCTGGATCAGTTATCAGGATGGCCGAAGGAGATCAAGCCCGCATCGAATGGGCAGGTGCTTTACTCGTTGGGTATCGACGGAGCGATTCGCGGGACGAAGTACCGAAGCCAACGTCCTACCCTTGCGATCATCGACGACATCGAGGATAGAGACGCGGCAGCGAGTGAAGCACAGGTAACAAAGAATACCGACATCATCGAGCAGGATATCGCCGGGCTAGGTCAGTCATCGGAGCGGATCCCCCGCGTTATGTTATGCACAATCCAAAACAGAAAGTGCATCGCGTACACGTACACCGACCCGAAGCGGAAACCATCTTGGCGAGGTAAGCGGTATCGAAAGTTAGTCAAAGCCCCTGACCGCATGGACTTGATCGAGAAGTACATCGACCTAAGACGCGGACGCAAGAACGAAGATCCCGATGCCCGCGAAGCCTTTGCGTTTTGGCGTGACAATCGAGAAGAGATTGAACGCGGCTCAGTCGTCTCGAATCAATGCTCATTCAGTCGTAAGACGCACGCTGACGGCGAGCCGATGGAACTGTCGGCGGTGCAAAGCTATTACAATCGCGTAGCAGACGTTGGAGCCAAAGCGGTATCTACAGAGATCGATAACGACCCACCAGAGGAAGCCGGGCCAATGGGGCTAGGCATTACTCCAGCCCTCGTCGAATCGCGTCTGTCTGGATTTGCACGAAGACAACTACCGGCTAACACGGTTGCACTTACGGCGGCGATTGACTTAGGCAAGTACAACTGCCATTGGGTTGTAGCGGCGTGGTGGCACGGAGCCGGCGGTGTTATCGTGGATTATGGTATTGCTCAGGTCTACGGAACGGACAAGAGCATGGATCACGAAGCATCCGAGCCTATGATTTACGACGCGTTGCTAAACTGGCGTGACGAATTGCTAAGTCGTGAATTCGTTGATGCAACAGGTACTCGACGGGCGGTCGACTTCTGCTTCGTCGATTCGGGTGCTTTCACGAATGCACCGTATAAGTTTGTCCGCGAAGTCGGCGGTATCTTTCACGCTTCAAAGGGACAGTTCCCGTACCATCGAAAGACGAAGTCTACGACGACTTGCATCGCGGGTGACAACTTGCACGCATCGAAGCTACCCAACGGCGGGTTATGGCTCTACGAGCTTGACACCTCGTATTGGAAGCAGTTCGTCCATGAGCGATTTATGACGCCGACATTCGACGAGTCCAACATGATTAGGCGTGGATCACTCTCACTATTCTCCCTCGACGAAAACCAAAGGCATAGCCAATACGCTCAGCATATCGCAGCGGAAGAGCTGGTTACTAAGTTCACCGAGGGCAAGGGGGCAAAGACGTATTGGAGCGTCAAGGACACAAACAACCACTGGCTAGACGCGACTTACATGGCAGCGGCAGCAGGTGAGGCGTGCGGTGTTAAACTAATAGCACCGTCAGAAGTCGAGATTCAGCCCAAGACGGTAAGCGGCGAGCAGAAGCAGTCACAACCAAAGCCGCAGCCGAAGCGTTATCAGCATGGTAACTTCAAGACTCGGCAGGGCGGATGGATACCAAAGAGGAGGAGTTAGGATGGCGAAGAGCAAGAAGCAGATTCCAGCGGTTGAGCAAGAGAAACTTCCGCCCAATTCACTGGTTGTTGACTACGATCCGGTAGCCGACGTAGTACATCGAAGGCGAGGAACCGACGATCAAGGCAACGTTGTTTTCGATTCACTGGAAGAAGACCAAGGCAGGCCCATTGAGTCGGCACCCAAGCCAAGAGAGTTCACGCCTAGAGATTGCACGCTTTGCATCACATCGCGCCCGCCTCGACAGCAATTCAGCCGAGTCTATGCCAAGCGTGGAAAGATTCGATATTGCAAATGCGGTTATTGCGGGAATACGTGGTCGCAAGAAGGCGATTGATTTTCCGTCTCTTTACAATTGCAATTGTATTGCACTCTAGCAAGTAGCGGCAGGTTCGCCATGCTAGGGACATGGCAACAGCAGCGAGTCTACTTGCATTGGTCGACGCAGCAATCGAAGCCCTGCTTACAGGCGGGGCTTCTTCGTATTCGATTGGATCGCGTACGGTCACCAAGCTTGACCTAGCGACTCTATTCGATGAGCGTCGGCAACTACAGCAACAAGTCAACCGAGAGACTTCGAGCGGCGGTATCAGCCTTGCGAAAATGTCGAGGTCACGCCGATGATTACTCGACTTATCGACAAAGCGATTGAGGCAGTAAGCCCGCTTCGAGCATTGCGACGAATGCAAGCCCGGCGGGTACTGCGATCCTATCTAGGGGCTGAGCCGTCGAGAGTATCGAGCGGACGCACTCCAAAGAATCAACCAGCGGACACCGAGTTACTCGGCCCATTCGGAGCGGATCGGCTTAGGGCGTGGTCGCGGGAACTTGTGCGCAACAATGCGTACGCATGGGGCGTGGTCGATACCATCGTATCATCCGTTGTCGGATGCGGCATTAAAGCCCAGTCCGTCTTTGAGACTCCCGAAGGCGATGATATCGAAGAGGTTAACGACCGACGCGATAGCGTGTGGGCTGAGTGGTGCGAAGTCTGCGATATCAACGGGCAATACACCCTCGAAGAAATCCAATCCATCGCACAACGCGAAGTAGTCGAAGCAGGCGAAGTGCTCATCCGTAAGGTTCGCACGCCTGGAAGCGTGTATCGCGGTATCTATCGCCCAGTGCCATTGGCTCTAGAGATCATCGAAGCTGACCGGCTAGCAGGTGATAAAGACAACTACGCATCGAGACTCACGGCCAACGGCGAAAACCGAATCATTCGAGGCGTCGAGGTTGACGATACGGGAAGGCCTGTTGCTTACTGGATCTATCCCGATCATCCATTGCAACCCTACTCATACACAAGAGAGCCTGAGCGTGTTCCTGCGTCGGAAATCATGCACTTATTCCGCAGGGAGCGAATAGGTCAAACGCGGGGCGTATCGTGGTTTGCTCCAGTTGTTGCGGCGATCCGTGACTTGGGTACATACCTCGACAATGAACTACAAGCATCGGCGGTTGCTTCGTGCTTCACGGTTGCGATCAAGACCGAAACTCCCTTGGGCGATCTTGCGGATCCAGACGGCGGAAGCCCGGTAGATTCAGCAGGCAACAAACAGCGATACATTGAGCCGGGTATGGTGATGGAACTCAACCCAGGCGAGAGCGTCGAGGGTATTAACCCAGGCCGACCTGCTACGGGTGCAGAGCCTTGGATTGCTTTAATCCTTCGGCAGATTGCAGTCGGTACGGGCTTGTCCTACGAGACGGTTGCCCGTGACTATTCGCAGACTTCGTACAGTTCGAGCCGTACCAGTCAACTCGAAGACCGCAGGCGGTTTCGTTGTTGGCAGCAATACCTTATTCGGCATCTCCTTCAGCCTACCTGGGATGCGTTCTTCGATGCGGCGTCGATTAGCGGCGTTCGGGGTTTTCCGACTCCGAGCGATGTACTTGCCGACCGTCGCAAGGTAAGCCCGGTTGAATGGCAGACTCCCGAATGGGAATGGGTGGATCCGCAGAGCGAACAGGCAGCGGCCAAGGATGCCATCGATTCCTTTATGAGTGACTACCAAACGGAACTTGGCAGTCGTGGTCGAGCATGGCGAGCGGTCTTCTACCAACGCAAAAAAGAGCAAGACTTGAAGAAGAAACTTGGATTGCTCACGCCACAAGAACAGCAACTGGCAATTAGTGCGGCTCAGTCGTCTACTCCATCGCCTCAGACGCAAGGGGTTGTAAGCGAGGTTGCTAATGCCTTATAGCACGAAGCAAACCGAGGCTTGCCCTATATCGCGTCCCTGGGGTGTCGTGAAAGACGATACCGCCCAGTTAATGGGTTGCCATGCTTCAGAGGATGCAGCTAGCGATCAGGTCGCGGCATTGCACGCATCGGAAGAGATTGAGCGTGCGAAGTACGACGACATCGACTTTACTCCACCTGAGGGCGTACGCGAAGAGGCTAAGCAGGGCCTTGAGTGGAGAAGAGAACACAATCGCGGCGGAACTCCGGTTGGTGTTGCAAGGGCTAGGGACTTGAGCAACGGCAAGGCGATGAGTCCAGATACCATCGGACGCATGGTCAGTTACTTCGCAAGGCACGAAGTAGACAAGCAGGGTGAAGGGTGGAAGCCTGGGCAAAAGGGCTTTCCCTCAGCCGGTCGGATTGCGTGGGCGTTATGGGGCGGAGATGCCGGTAAGACTTGGAGCGGAAAGGTGCAACGACAAATGCAAGCAGCAGACAAAGTCGAGCGTATCGCAGCAACTCCCAAGATTCAGCGAGCATTCGCGGCACCGAAAGACGGTCGAGCGGTGATTGCAACCGAGACTCCGATTGAGATCTACGACGAGCAACGCGGTCGAATGGTTCGTCAAGTCTTGCTGATGGACGGCGTCCAGTTTCGCAACTCGAAGAATCAATTGCCAATCGTTGATTCGCACAACGATAGAACAGTCCGCAATGTCTTCGGATCGATTCGCAATATCGAAATTCAAGACGGCGAGCTTGTCGGCGATCCTTCATTCGCATCGGATCCGGAGAGTCAAGTCGTAGCAACTCGATACCAAGAGGGGCATCTAAATGACTTCTCAATTGATGCGGTGATCCTAAATCGCATCTACATCCCTGAGGGGCAAGCATACACAACGAAACGTGGCGTTGTAGTTGAAGGGCCAGCGGAGATTGTTACCGCTTGGGAGCCTCACAACGCGTCGATCTGTGCAACGGGTGCAGATCCTAATTCCACGGTCAGACGGTCTTACGACCAAGCAGAAAGGCAGGATGGCATGAATGAGCAACTAATGGCTCAACTCTCGTCTCTTGGTCTACCAGAGGGTATGACCGATCCAAACGAGATCATTAAGTGGATGGCCGATCACATGGCAAAACCAGAACTCGAAGTCGAGTTGATGGAAGGCATGGACAAGCCAACCGAAGAAGCGGCAAGGGCGGAAGGCGAAATGCCTAAAGAGCCTGAGGTTGCTCGAG